CGACGGAATTTCCGGCGTCCGATCCGTCATTCTGATCAGCTGGTTCGACGAGGCTAAGTGCGAGCTTGGGATTGACGCCCTTCGATCGTATCACGTCCAGACCGCGCCGACCGGCATGACCGTTCGCGATGCTCCGGCGCACACCTGGGCCAGTCATGCGGCTGACGCGATGCGCTATTTCGCCATGGGTCTGCATCTGACCACTGCCTGGGCGCCCGGCGCGCTCCGCCGCAATGTCAAAGGGATTGTTTGATGGATGAGCAGTGGACTGAGTATCGACGATCGCAGCGGGCGCAGATGCGGCCTTACGTTTTTGGCGAAGATCTGACCGGGGTGTCGATCTCGCCGGAAGACATCAAGGCGGGGTCGCCCACCATGGGCGATATGATCGCTCGCAATCCCGCCAATCCCAAGGACCGGTGGCTGGTCAATGCGGCCTATTTCAAAGCCAACTTCGAGTCTGACTGATGTCGACGAGCGGTCTGATTATTGTCGTCATTCTGGTCCTGCTGCTCGTCGGGGTCGCTCCCTGGCACAGCCATAGCGCGGCCTGGGGCTACGGTCCGTCCGGGCTCGTCGGCGTGCTCCTCGTGATTTTTCTCATCCTGCTGCTGACCGGACGACTGTAATGGCCAACCCAGGACGTACCCGCCCCGCCAGCCTCGGTCCGATCGATCCGGACGAGCCGCCGATCCCGCAGCTGTTTCCGAAGCTGCAGCGGGAGCTGGACACGTCGGGCCTCGATAGCGACGAAGATACTGATTATGTCGCGGCTGTCCGGGCCATCATCGAGGATGCACGGGATTACAACGAGAATTACCTTGCCCCGGCACGAGAGTACGCGACCGCGCTCTACAACGGCGAGATCCCCAGCAGTGCCGACGAGGGCCGCTCCTCGATCGTCCTGACCGAGGTCCGCGACCTCGTTCTGGCAATGATGCCGTCACTGGTTCGCTTGTTCACGGCGCAGGAGCATCCGGTCCACTTCCTGCCGCGGACCGAGGAAGATAGTCCGATGGCCGAGGAGGCGCAGGACTACGTGTCCTACGTCTGGACCTACGACAATCCCGGCTTTCTGAATTTGAATGCGATCCTCAAGGACGCCCTCATCAAGCGCACCGGCATTGCCAAGTGGTGGACGGAGCGTGAAGCGGAGGTCGTCGAGCAGACTTACACCAATCTGACCCTCGAGCAGCGTCAGTATGTCATTGCCCAGCCGCGCGTTCAGGTGGTCGAAGAGACCCGTAACGACAGCCCTAAGATCGAGGGCGCGGCGCCAGGACAGCCGACCGTGGGGCCTCCCGGGCCCATGGAGGCGGTGGGGGAGCCCGGCCCGCCCACCGGGCCGGGCGGCCCTCCCAAGGGCATGGGCAAGGTCATCGAGCCGCGCTTCAACATCACCGTGCGCCGGTTCAAACTGACCCCGAAGCACAAGGTCATGGCCGTCCCTCCCGATGAGTTCCGAATCAGTCGGGAAGCTCGCGAGGTGTCGACCGCCGCTTGCGTCGGTCACGAGCGGCTGGTGCCGCTCTCACAGCTGATTGAAATGGGCTATCCGCCCGGCGACATCGCCGACGAGTATGCCGGCTCCGGACCGAGCTATTCGACCGCTGAACAGGAGGCGCGCAGTCCCGGCGGCATGGGCCTGATGCTCAGCAATGCCCGCGATGCGTCCCAGGGCGACCCCCTGATCTGGTTTGGTGAGTGGTTCATCCGCATCGACAAGGACGGCGACGGCGTCCCCGAGCTGCGCCGCATTTGCACGATGGGCGATGGCGACACCATCGTCACCGACGAGCCGGCGCGGCGAGCCAAGTTCGCCCTCTTTTGTCCCGATCCGGAGCCGCATACCGCCATCGGTCATTCGATTGGCGAGCAGGTTGAAGACCTCCAAAACATCAAGACGAACATTTTACGCAACTATCTCGATGGGCTGGCTTCGACGATCTTTCCGCGCCTGGTGGTCGTCGACACCATGGTCAACATGGACGACGTCCGCAGCAACGAAATCGGCGCGCTGATCCGGGCTAAGCAAGGCGATGCGGTGATTCCGTTGAACACGCCGCCGCCGCCGCAGTCGATTCAAGCGACGCTCGAGTACCTCGATTTGATCGGCATGCGCCGGACGGGCGTGACCGAACAGTCGAAGGGATTGGACCCGAAAGCCTTGCAATCGACCTCGACGCCGGGCGTGCAGATGCTCGTCACCGGGGCGCAGGAGCGGATCGAGCTGGTGGCCCGCACGCTGGCCGAGACCGGCTTCCGCGATATGTTCAAGGGTCTACTTCAGGAAATCGTCGAAAATCCGATCCCCGAGCGCATGATTCGGCTGCGTGGCAAGTGGACCAAAGTCAGCCCTGATCAATACGACGCGACCATGGATGTCGAGGTGAATCCCGCGATCGGCCGGGGCTCTGATCAGGACCGGCTGCAGACCTACGCCCAGATTCTGGCCGTTCAGGAGAAGATCATCACGGCTCAGGGCGTCGACAACCCGATGTGCGGACCGATGGAGTTCCGTAATACGCTGACCGACATCATGGCCATTGCCGGACTCAAGAACGTGTCCCGGTACTTCAAGCCGATCGATCCGGAGCAGCTGAAAGAGGCCCTCAAACAGCAGAGCGAGAAGCCGAACGCCGAGATGGTCTTCGCCCAGGCCGAGGCCGATAAGGTCCGGGCCCAGGTGGTCAAGACGCTGACCGACGCGCGGGTGAAGACTATCGAAATGGGTTTGAAAGACGACCGCGAGCGGGACAAGCTCGATGCCGAAATCGGCATCAAGGGGGCCGAGATCCAGACCAAAGGCGCCGAGCTCGACCAGGCGGCGATTCAGATGGCGATCGACGCCACCCGGCCGGAAGAGGCCAAGGCGTCGGCCGACGAGATCCCCAAACCGCCCATGGAGCCCTTTGGAGGCCCTCCACAGCCCCTCCAGCCGCCGGAGGGTGTCCCGGTGCCCCGACAGGCCCCACCGGCCCCACCGGCCTCCCCAGGGGCCTTGCCGCCGCAGTTGAACCTGCCGGCTAACTTCGGGCGGCGCTGATGACCACCCCGATCGACATGCTGCAGCGCGATGAGCGGGCCGCCGAGGCCAAGGCGCTGCTTGATAATCCGCTGCTGCAGGAGATCTACAGCAAGCTGGAGACCGACGCCTTCGAGGCGCTGGTGCACGCCGAGCCGGGCTCGCCGGCTGCCACCGCCTGCCATCTCCGGATCATGGCGCTGCGGGCGATCCAGGCCGACCTCGTCCGCCTCGTTGAAGACCCCAAGATGCTGCGCGCCGCGAGCGAGCGCCGGCGTCGTTTTTCTCAATAGGTGATTCATGGCTGAAACCGATCTCGCCGACCATTTCGAAGACGTCCTCGACCGCGAGGAAGGCAAGCCGCCCGCACAGCGCCGGGCGATGGCCGACCCGGATGAAAGCGTCGCGCAGGAAGATCTCTTCCCGCAGCGGGGGATAGAGGGCGACCCTAACGAGGGGGATGACGACGATCCGCGGCGTCAGGCTGTTGACGACGAGGACGAGGACGACGATGATCGTCCGCCTAAACCGGACGAAGAGGACGACGACGAAGACGCGGCCGAGCTAGACCTGAACCAGGTCGTGCGGGTGACAGTGGACGGACAACCGGCTGAGGTATCGCTCCAAGAAGCGTTACAGGGCTATGTCCGCACCGAGACTTTCCACCGCCGATTGAATCAGCTTCAGCAGGTCGCGCAGCATATCGAACAGGAACGGGCCGTCCTCGCACGAGACCGCGGGTACTACTCGGAACTGATCCCTGCGCTACAGCAGCAGCTCGCCTCACTGCAGCCACAGGAACCCGACTGGGACAAGCTTTACGACGAAAACCCCGTCGAAGCCGCCAAGTTGGAACGCCAGTGGCGCACCTACCGAGAGAGGCTGGGCCAGATGCACTTCGAGCACCGCAAGGTGCAGGAGGAACAAGCGCAGGAGCGGCAGCGGCAAGAGGCGATTTTCGAGGATACGGAACGACGTAAGTTGGCTTCGTGGGTCCCTGAGTGGGCCGACAACAAGCGTTGGGACCGGGACCGGAAATCGATGATCCGCACCGCCATGGCATACGGCTTCTCGGAGCAGGAACTGGGTGGTCTTCGTGACGCGCGACAAACCCTAGTTCTGAGAGATGCCACCAAATGGCGGGAGCTGATGGCTAACAAGCCGAAACCCGTCCGACAGCAAGGATCACTGAGGCCGGGAGCTATCTCGTCACGAGCCGCTCCCAATGGTCACGCCCGAGCTGAGCGCCGTCTCCAACGCACAGGCAGCGTCCGTGACGCGGCACGTGCATTTGAAGTGGATCTCGACCGAGAGGGTTGACCATGGCTAAAGTAGCCAATGCTTTTACGACATATCAGGCAACTGGTAATCGCGAAGATCTGAGCGATCGCATCTATAATATTGACCCCTTTGACACGCCTGGGGTCAGTATGATTGGTCGCCGGAACGTCAAGAACCGGACGTTCGACTGGCAGACCGAGAATATGCCGGTCGTCGACGCCAACAATGCTCAGGAGGAAGGGTTCGAACTGGTCCGTTCGCCCGGGGTCCCGGTCGTGCGGCAGACTAATCTGACTCAGATCTCGAAGCGTGATGCGACTGTGTCGGCCTCGCAGGAGGCCTCCGACGCGGCCGGCAAGAACTCCGAGATGGCCCACCAGATGGCCATCAAATCGAAGGCGCTGAAGAGCGACGTCGAGGTGATCGCCTTCTCGCGCCAGGCCAAGTCCTCGGACGATAGCACCACTGGCATTCGCAAAACCGAGAGCATCCCGCACCAGATCGCGCGGACGGCTGATAAGGCCGGGGCCAAGGGCACCCATGTCTTCGGCACGACGACGGGCTTGCCGGTCGCTTCGACTGATGTGTGGGCCGACCCGGCTGATGTGCCGTTCACCGAGCTGATGCTCGGCGATGCCATGGCCAAGGCCTATGCCGACGGCGCTGAACCGACTCGG